CCTGGAATGCACGACTTAAATATGTCGATGTATAATAAAAACATATGATAAATATGTGCCCTCCGCCAGGAGCCCCCGGAGGGTGGGGTTTGGGGCGAAGCCCCATGGGGGGTGGCGTGCCCTTTAGGGCGTACTCAGCCACGTCATCAGCAGGATTAAGATGACAAGTAATTCACTGAAAAAAAACGTGTATAAGTCGGGAGAACTATATTACCTCCCGACTTTGGCACTGGCACATTGGCACAGAGTATTTCACTGAAATGGCTAACGCACGAACCAACTATTGTTTTACTTACAATAATTATACCCCAGTGGGCATAGATAATTTAAAACAATGGATGGAAGACAATTGCAAGTATGGTTGCTTCCAAGAAGAGGTTGCCCCAACCACTGGAACGCAACACTTGCAAGGATATATGAATCTTAATAAGAAAGCCCGCATGACTACATTGCAAAAAAAGTTCGGGCCTATGGGAATCTCACTGACGCTTATAAACGCGAATGGGACTCCTGAACAGAACCGGACATATTGTAGTAAACCTGGCGGCAATAACTTTTGGGAGACTGGAGATATTAATATTGTGGGACAAGGCGCACGATCCGACTTGGCAATTGTAGCTGAGAAAGTTCTGGGAAAGAGACGTCTCTCGGAAGTAGCTGGGGAACATCCTGAAACCTATATAAAGTATCATCGTGGGATAAAAGAATTACAATTTATACTTGATGACCCCCCAGAAGAAAGAGAACTCGAAGTTGTATTATTCTTTGGTGACTCGAATACGGGTAAATCTCACAAAGCGCGTATGTATGCGAAAATGTATGGTCCATACTACACCTTAGGACAACCTAACAATGGCGCTCTATGGTGGGATGGATATAAAGGAGAAGCCTCAATACTTATAGATGAATTTAAAGGATGGATTCTTCCCACCTACCTCAATGCGATTCTTGATATATACAAGTTACCGTTGAACATTAAGGGCGCTACAACGTATGCCCGTTATAATCATGTTTTTATCACTTCAAATTATCCTCCTGAGGAATGGTATTCCGATAAGGTGATTTGGAATCGCGAAGCTTTACTACGGAGAATAACTTCCATATATGAATATCGCGGGACAAATTTTAAAAATAGTACCGTTAAAAAGCTTAAATAAATTCCATGTGGATATATCTTCCGATGTACTCATCACAAGCAAAGCGGAAAAAAAGAGTTCCTTCAGGCGCCAAGCCTAAGAAGCCATTTCGTACTCCATATATTGCACAACCACAGGCTGGCCCACCTGGAATATTGAGACAAACAAATACAGAAAAGAAAGTAATATTTTTTGGATCTGCAGACGCAGTTAATGCAAATCTAGCTTTTAATACAACAGGAACTATTACGTGCATTAATTTGATTCAAGTTGGCTCCTCAATGTTTAATAGAATTGGTAGAAAAATTGAAATGAAATCAGTAAGGTTATGTGGTCAAATTAACCAACTTGCAGTAACGCGTACACAACTTACGATTGATTATGCAAGAGTAATGATTATATATGATAGACAAACTAATGGAGCGTTTCCTGCTTTAGCGGATATCTTACAAGATACTGAGCAGAGTGGAGTTAATACTACAAATTCATTTAGTAGTTTGAATATGAACAATCGGGAACGATTTGTGACTATAATGGATAAACGATTTACACTCCCTCAAGCGACTAATACACTTGGGGCAATTACATTAGCATTTCCAAATGATGTAGATTATCCGATGAAAATTGATGAATTTAGAAAACTGCGTGGCCTTACAACACATTATAGAGCAGATTCAAATCCAGCAGTAATAGGAGATATTAGTACTGGATCATTATTAGTGCTATCAGTATCTCTGGTAGCAGCAGGACAAGATATCTGGGAATTTACCTGGAATGCACGACTTAAATATGTCGATGTATAATAAAAACATATGATAAATATGTGCCCTCCGCCAGGAGCCCCCGGAGGGTGGGGTTTGGGGCGAAGCCCCATGGGGGGTGGCGTGCC